CCTTTAGAGGTAACCTCGCCTTCTACAATATCTTTAATCTTCATGATTACCCTCAGTATGCTAATAAGAGTATTTAGTCAAAAATAAACCCGCTCCAGCGGGTTTATTGATTAACTTGAAAAATTTAAAAAGCGATTACTTAGCTTTCCAAACGGTATACAAGACCCAAACAGCTAACAAGCCTACTAGACCTTGACCACCCAATGTGTTAACAACATCAGTAACATTACCGATAACACTTGGGGTTGGCAAGAACGGAATTGCTGAGTTGCCCATTAATAGTTCTAAAACAATACTTAATGCTAGGACTGAAACAACTACTTCAGCTAATTCACCTGCCCACGTTTTGATTGTGGCTAATATTTCCATTTTTTATATCTCCATTTAATGAGCCGCGATTAAATTGCGGCTACAGGATATTTAAAGGAATAAGAGAGTAGTTATGTGACAGTTTAACTGATTTTGGTATATTTAGTCAATGTACTATAAAACTACCCAATTCAAAGTAAAAATTGCCTCTCTGCATACTTTCTTTTATAGCTTCCATAAATTGTTCGTTATCTTCTGCCTCAACACGGTTATCAACAACATGACCAAGCATGTCCAACAACTGGAGTAACTGTTGCCCAACTTCGTCATCTTCAGTGTCAACTAACTCCTCGGCCCGCTCATGAAGGTAGTCCATCAACTGCTCCATCTCTTCCTCTTGGAGTTTGGTAACGTCAGTTTCTCCGTTAGCAATTTTAATAACCAGTTGCTCTAATTCTTCTTCGCGTAATGTTTGCATAATAATACTTAGTAAGGTTAATAATTTTTAGTCTAGGTATTTGAGTGCTTGTTGGTCGCCCCAATCTTTGTAGTCATCAACAACTGAGTTGTAGGTGTTGATAATACAATCAATGTCTTCTTTGAGCATAACCTGCTCTTGCAAAGTCATGTTGGGATGAATGGAGTGTTTGATTTTCTTTAACTCATATATAAACTCTAACACGTCAGTCATTATTCAATTACCTCCGATTCAACAGTTAGGTTGCGAAGTGCAGTTTCTTCTAAACCATCGTTTAACTGCGTTATTATAAGTTCACATTGAGACTGATTGTTAGGAAATGGTTGTGTAATTACCTTACCATCTTCTGCAACATACCAACGTTTTCTTGGTGCCATAGCATAATTAGCCATAATGTTTCTCCTGTTATTTAGAATCTTGATTATATTCATCCACTGTATACAAACCTTGTTCGATCTCTCTAATAGCAGTACTGGCTGCCTTTTCGTCTTCGATTTCCGTAACTCTAGGCTCGGCACCTTGTGCAATCTCGCGAGTCCTTTGTGATGCCATCAGTATCAGTAAATACTGATCGCCGCCGCATACTTCGATTGCTTTGTCTGACCTTCCTGCAATTTTGGACATACTGGTTCTCCTTGTTTATAAAATAATTTCGTTCAAACTGTCAAACCCGGCATTAGCAACAATGTACTGGTTGCCATATGTTTCACTTTCTATCACATCGCCAATTTCTAATTTGGCTACATGATCGAGCAAGTAGCCCGAAGTGGTGGCCTTGTGCCGCACTTCGTTTAAATTATGAGCGTGTATACATGCCACCCTTTTATATTGTCGTTTAGCCATTGCCTGCCTTGCATGATCCTTGTTGAAGAACAGGCTATCTCTTCCATAAAAACTCTTGTTGTGATACAAGTCACTATCACGTTCCATCTGATAAATTATAAACTTGTACATCTTGCCCTCTTAGTAAGACAGTTGTGTATCGAAGTGATGCTGTTCTAATTGAATTTCACGTTCAAGTTGTTCACGTTTAAAAGTTAATTTCTTACGCAAGTCCATCTTATCTTGTTCTGTACCAGCACAAATAAGATCGTACTCAATTGAATTAATAAAGTGTACCATTTCTTTATTGGTCATTACGCTACCTCCTTTTCTGGCATTATGCCTAGTGGAGTCATGCCCTGCATTGCAGGGACTTGAGGGGTAACAATCTGAGCTTCTTTTGCACGTAAATTGTCCGGTACCTTAATTGCTACTACACCAGAATCCAAGTCTTCAAAAAGTTGCTCTAGTTTTTCAATACGGTCAGCATTCTCTTCCTGAAGAAGTTGTAGTTTTTTATATGTGGCCTGTGCCATCGTAAGTTCTTGCATGGTAATTGATTTTTTCATTACGCTACCTCCACTTTGTATTCAAAAGTATAAATTTCACGCATAATCTCGTAAACACGTTCACGGTCTACAGTATCACCACCGCCCCAATTTACTTGGTCTGACATGCGACCAAAGTAAATGTCTACTGCATGGGCTATTTCTTTTTTAGTAAAGGCCATATCGTATACGCCACCCATACCGTAAAAGTCGTTGCAGTAATTTACGAACTCTTTAACTGTTAACTGCATCTTTAGCTCCTTACTAGTTAATATACTATGTATTATAGGTGTTTTTGGACAAACTGTCAACCAAAAAAAATCCTTTATAATCAACAACTTAGGTTGTTTTGAAACAACGGAGTAATGCATCACCTAACCAAACAGTACACGAAAAGCCAGATTTTGTAGCGTTCTCAACCGCTTGCTCTAAGGTGTCAAACTGTTTTGAATAACCAAAGCTGTAAAAATCTACTTTATACATATTAGCCCCTTGCTGTTACTAGTTAATATACTACGTATTATAGATGTTTTTGGACAAGCCGTCAACCAAAACTATACGTCATTGTATACAAAGACTTTTTTAGAGTGTTTTTAGAGTGGTTTTAGCCCAGGATTGGGCTGTTTAGTGCAACTTTGTGGTGGTTTTAGTGCAGGGTAATGTCGTTATTAAACTGTTCAAGGTCAGTAACATCCAACACTTTCATAATTTTTTTAATAACGTCCGGAGGGTCATTATCAAACATTACTTCTGGTACAAAGGCATACTTTAAATTGCCTTCGCTGTCAAACACAAAGCCATAGTCTTCTGCCCCTATGTCTTGCTCTGTGTCTTCAACTACGTCAATCTCACCAAGTTTATCTGTGGTAGGCTTACTCATTCTACTGCCCTCCTATATAGGTATTTATTTGGCAGTTACATTAGGTGATTAGTTTATGGCATGCCTGTCACCATAAAATATGTGTGTGCCTATTTTAGCCAATTTAGGATAACGCCAGCCAGGGCTAACATAATCTGCATGATAGAATATTGCTTGTTTTATGTTGGGCAGCCTAGTACCTTCAATCAGTACCAGTCTGGCTACTTCGTAGCAACGATCAAAGATAGTTTGATTAACTGATGGAATGCGATCTGATTTACCATCACAGTACCAGCTAAATTGGCAACGATGTTTTACAGGATAATATACACTCTTGTCTTTCCAGGATGCTTTGGTTGGGCCTTGATATACCACATCACATATATCATCAGGGAAACTTTTGTGTGCCACTCGGTTAAGAGTGACCTGCGCTACCGCAATCATACCTTCGACTGGCTCACTACGAGCTTCCCAGTATATGTTCCTAGCAAGGCAATCCAATTCTCGCCTAACCTGTCTCATGTCAACAGGCGATTGCTTTACTGCTGTGTTAATAATTTCGATAGTTTCTGCGCCCACTGCTTGTTTTGCTGGCGCTTTAACATTACCAGTGACTGCAATAATTGCATATACTACCAGCCACGTTCCTAGAAAAAATGTTACTAATCTTAGCCATTTGGTTAGATCTTGCTTCATGTTTTTCTCCTATCTTACCGCATTCAGTATTTAAAAGCGAGTCGGATGTAAGTTAACAACTGCTATTATACTATAATAGTGGGGTATAATCAAATTTTTTGGTATAAATACATATTATGCCAATAATATGTAGAGTAGGTGACACACTAACAACCGGACACCTTTGCGATGGTATAACCACCATTGCCGCTCCAAATACCGATGGGACTGTTCATGCTAACGGTATTGACATTATAGTAGTAGGTGCTCCGACTGTGTCTCATTTAATACCAGCCGGAATCTGTGTGCCTCACGTGGCAGTTCTCAATGCTGGGTCAAGTAGCGTTTTCATCAATGGTATCAGTGTAGGCAGAATTGGTGATAGTGCTGATGCCGGTGCTATGATAAGTGGCTCACCAAATGTGTTTGCTGGCGGCTAGTTAAGGCCTAACAATTTCCAACCCAGTTGTGGTCTTGATATAGTGTGTTTTGATTTGATCAATGCATTCAGCAATCATAACAACATGATCTTTTTGAATAGACGCACTGGTATGTGGATCTGCTGTGAGCAGTGCTTGAATTAACCCAATACCTTGTTGCCCGGGCATTACGTTACATGGTCTGTCGACATTATAGTGGTCTGTTGTTTCGCTTACTACCTTTGCAACAATTTCTTCACCTGTAATTAATTTTAAAGTGCAGGTTTGGCCTTCCCATTTACTATTTTCTACTAACATGTTAACTCTCCTTGAGCTTATTGAAAAATTCGTCTGATTGATCTGCTAACCCATTGTATCCTCCGGGTAGCAGTTGTTCATTGATATAAATCTGAGGTACTGTACGCAAACCAGCGTCAACGATGCGTTTCCTTGCATCTGCATCTTGTTCAATGTTTACTTCGGTGTACTTTATACCTTTGATCTCTAGTAGTGCTTTGGCCTTTGTGCAAAAAGGACAATTGTTTTTTGAATATACTTTTATCATTTGTTCTCTAATATGGTTATACGTTTGTCTAGTTTGTGTAAGTCTTCAGTAATTTCTGCTTTCACTCTAGCACTGCCACCGCTAGGTACAATATTACCCTGCGGGGATACCAACAACATCATTTTGTGTTGCAAAACAGTTATTTGCTTTTCCTGTTCCTTGATATTGTTTACCAACCAAACCAGGCAACTGATCAGGACAGGAAGCATGTAAGGTACTAACTTACTAGCATCGAACTTCATAAACTTTCCTTGATTAAAGGGTAAAGCCACTAAACGTAGATGAGTCCACGTCTTGCTTGGTTCCCCCAATTATGTAACTGCTTATTTCAGTCTCTTGCGGTGCTACTTGTACTTCTGCACCGGCAATCCACTTTTGTGTCCACGGCAGTGGGTTACTTCCTGTTTTAATGCCACAGCTAAGTCCCACGGCTGACATACGCTTGCAGGTCAACCAATCTATGTACTGACACAATAGTTCTGTATTGAGTCCAATCATGCTTCCATCTTTAAACAAGTACTTGGCCCAATCTTTTTCTTGTGACGCGGCATTGAGGAACATTGTTTCACATTCCCCTTTGGTTTCTTCGCGGATCTTTGCAAAGTCCTTGTCGTCTGACGGCAACAACTTAATAAGTGTTTGTGTGCTTGCTAGGTGCAAGTTTTCATCACGTGCAATCAGTTTAATAATTTTAGCATTGCCTTCCATCTTCTTAAGCTCAGCAAATGCCCAACTGCAAGCAAATGATACATAGAATCTGATACCTTCTAGTGCATTGACATTGTTTAAGCACAACCATAGTTTCCGCTTCAAGGCATAACGATCAACTACAACTTCCTTGCCGTTGACCTTGTGCTTGCCTACACCAAGTAAATTATAATATTGTACAGATTCAATCAAGTCATCATAGTAGTGGCTAATGTCTTTAGCACAATCTGCAATTTCTTTGATATCACGTAGTCCATCAAACACTACACTTGGGTCACTGTACACATTACGAATAATGTGTGTGTAACTGCGACTATGAATCGTTTCGTTAAACGCCCAAGTTTCAATCCAAGTTTCTAGTTCTGGAATAGTAGCAATAGGCAAAAATGCTAGATTAGGAGAGCGTCCTTGGACACTATCCAGTAGGATCTGTCTTTTAAGGTTACTGGTGAAGATATGCTTTTCGTACTCAGTAAGTTCCTTAAAGTCTTTTGCATCACGCAACACATCAACTTCTTCAGGTCTCCAAAAGAATCCCAACTGTTTATCTGTTAACTTGTCAAATTGACGATACTTTAGTGTGTCAAATCGCTGTATTGCTGGTGTGCCTGCTTTGTCAAGAAATGCCAAAGACTTGGTGTGATCTTTATTACTGTTAATATTGAATACACTCATATTTTTTCTCTCAAATTACGCAACTCTCGCATTCTTCTTGATATTCCAACCTATCAAGTTCTTGCTGTTTTGATTCACCTAGTGCGTCGATGTTTACTTCGCCTTGCCCGTCGTATGTATTAAAATAGTACAACTGCTTCAACCCATACTTGTAGCACATCAACAGATGCTGTAGCATCAGTGACATGGGAACCTTTTCGTCCTCGTAGTGCTGAGGATTGTAAGACGTATTTACACTAATACCCTGGTCAATATACTTTTGTAATACACCACATAATTTAATGTAGCCTTCTGGTCCTTTATGATCCCACAATAGGTCATAACGGTTCTTTAACCGCCTATATTCAGGCACAACTTGCTTTAATTGGCCGTGCTTTGACCCTTTAACGCTTACAAAACTTCGCGGTGGCTCTATACCATTGGTAGCATTACTGATCTGCGCACTTGTTTCTGCAGGCATCAATGCCATTAGGGTTGCATTACGCTGACCAGTCCGTTTTATTTGTTCTCGCAGATCATTCCATGGCATACGCTCTTGATGCTTGACCAACTCGTCAACATCCTGCTTATACGTATCAATGGGTAAACGACCTTGCGCAGATTTCAAATCGTTCCATCTGGTGCATGCGCCTTGTTCTTCCGCTAAGTCAGCAGAGGCTTTGATCAAGTAATATGACCAGGCCTCTGCGTATTCATCGACCAGAGTCAAAGCCTCTGGATCACTATATCCTACATCATTTTTGGCCAAGAAATAAGCAAAGTTAATGATGCCTATACCCAACGGTCTAAACTCTTCTGTTGCTTTACGTGCGGCTTTAATTGGATAACCTTGGTAACTCAACAGTGCATCTAGGCCGCGTACTGCCAACTTGCACATTTTCTCAAAGTCATGTGGGCTTTTTACATTGCCCCAATTGATCGCTGATAAAGTACACAGGGCGATCCTACCATCCTCGTCATTGACATCTTTCAATGGCACAGTTGGTAAATCTATTTCTGCACAAAGATTACTCATCTTCACAGGCGCGATCTTTTCATCGAACGGTGAGTGCGTATTAGCGTGATCCACGTTCTGTAAATAAATTCTTCCAGTGTCTTTGCGTTCCTGCATAAACCTACTAAACAGATCTGCTGCCTTGTAGGTCTTCTTCCTCAGTTTTGTGTTACGTTCTGCTCTCTCGTATAGCTCTTTGAATTTGTCTTGATCATTGAAGAACGCTTCGTACATCTCCGGTAAATCATGCGGACTAAAAACAGTGATGTCTCCATTTGTGATTAGTCTTTCATACATTAACTTATTAAATTGTACGCCATAGTCCATTTGACGCACACGATTATCCTCTGTGCCTTTGTTGTTTTTAAGGACCAAGAGGTCTTCGATTTCATAGTGCCATATTGGGTAATACAATGTTGCGGCACCATTTCTTACACCTCCCTGACTACAACTACGTGTAGCAGATTGGAATAACTTGTAAAAAGGAGTTACGCCTGTGTGAAAAGCATCTCCCTTACGTATAGGCGAACCTAATGCACGTATACGTCCTGCACCAATGCCAATGCCTGCTTTTTGTGACACGTACTTAACAATACTTGCGGCTGTTGCATTGATACTGTCTAAACTGTCGTCTGTTTCAATCAGCACACAACTGCTGAACTGTTTTTGTGGTGTGCGCACACCTGCCATAACAGGAGTAGGTAAACTTACATCAAAGTTACTGATTGCGTCATAATAATCTTTTACCCATTGTAGTCGTGTGTCCTTGGGGTAGCTCTGGAACAGTGTAGCCGCAATCAGCATATAAGCTATTTGTGGTGTTTCAAACATCTCACCAGTAACACGATTCTGTACAAGGTACTTGCCGCGCCATTGTTCCATGGCAACATAGGTAAAGGTTTCATCTCGATCGTGTTTGATATAATTATCCATCTTGGTCCACTCATCAGCATTGTATGCTTCCAGCAGTCCGCGATCATAAAATCCTTGTTCTACATTGTGTTCAACCAATTTAAGCAAATGCCAGGGCGTATAGTCACCGTACACCTGTTTACGTAAATGGTAGTTGATTAGTCTGCCAGCAACATACTGATAGTTTGGAGCTTCTTCTGAGATCAAGTCAGCGGCACTTTTGATAAGTGTTTCTTGTATGTCTACTGTTTTGATCCCAGTATAAAATTGGATGTGGCTTTTTAGTTCTACTTCACTTGCACTTACACCTGTGATACCTTCAGTTGCCCACATAACAACCTTGTGCATTTTTTCTATATCGAGTTCTTCTTTGCTTCCATCGCGCTTGATTACTTGAATTTGTGTCATTCGTGCCCCATCATTATTATTCTAATTTTAGTTCTGTTGCTTCATAGCAACGTTTCAGTGTTAATGTTTCTGCAATGTCAGTGTTATTTAACACCTGGTTGTCAATCAAATTAAGTACATATTTTCCTTGATCCAAATAGGCTATACAATATTGATAACCTGTGCTTGGATCAACATACACACGTACTTCAAGTTCTAAATTCGTTCCGTGCTTGCTATGATATAAAGTATACACTATTCCCAGGACTTTAGCAAGATCACAATAGTAGTTATCTATAATTAAATCCCAGGCATTTGGCCAACTTTCGGGATTGTTGACGTCCAAATAAAAGGCAGTCCAAGGGCAGGACTGCCAGAAATCTACTGTTTCCTGTAATGCTTCTTCAAAAGGAAGTTGGTCGATCTTGTATCGAAAGTTTTTCCAGTACTTCAAACGTGAAGCACTAGTTTGTAACTTGAACATGTATTAACTAATAAACTGGTTGATGCTATATTTAAATGTACCTGTGCCGGATTCTAACGAACACATCAAACTAGTTGCATTGGCGTGTACGTTTGCCTTAACACCTACTCCACTCTCAACATGTTGATCGTGGAACTCACTTAGTGTCCCGTCAGTGCTAAATTGGAATGTGCCAAAGCGTCTGGCTGAACTGTTACTAACTTCGTATTTTATTTCACCTGATGTATCAGCAACAAAAGTTGCAATGACTGGTTGTGCAGTGCTAATACTAGAACTACGTGCTACCCCTAGGTTTAAGTTACCCAGGTAAGCACCTGTCAATGCAGCCGCGCCTGAGAAGTATGTATCACCAAACGAAACACTGTTTACAGCCCCTGTATTCTGGCTAACCGCACCAACAACTCCAAAATAGTTATTAATACTACTGTAACTGTCTATAGAACCTAGTACAATTCCTACATTACTCAAGTCATCAACTTGAGAGTTTATAATACTAAAGGCTTTTGTGCCGGCGCCCATGTTAACAACACCATTACCACCACCTAAAATTTGTACACCATCTAAGACAACGTTTCTTGTACTTGTGCTGGTGCTGAGTATCTCAACTACATTAGGGTATGTTGACCCTGCCTTAATATTAGACTGGAATCTAGTATTGTTTATTCTAACATTACTAGCACTGTCAATATTTAACAGTGGATATTGGATTTCTTGGGCAGTATTTGTAAAGCCAATACCACTTATTTCAATACTGTCAGGTAGAGTAGCGCCGCCTGAGCCAATTGTACTGCCACTTTGGAATGCACTGTCACATATGTTTGCTACACTTAAATTTCCATATTGCAAACTAATTGTTGTACTGTTGGGACCATCACCTACTAGGCTAGCGTTAGGTGGAATGCTGATAACATTACTGGTTATGTAAGTTCCTGCAGGAATATAAATTGTTCTTCGTGTGCGAGTATCGAAATTATTTTCTGATTCTTTATATATCTGCTCAATGGCACGTCGGATTGATGCTGTATCGTCTGCTACACCGTTACCTAATGCTCCAAAGTCTCTAACATTTACAAAGTCGTCAAATTTCTGTTGGAAACTACGTACTGTGGGGTTAAGAATACTTGAACCAGTCTCAACGGTATATTCGGTTACATTTCCTTTAAAAGTATACGAACCAATCAAAGCGGCAAGGTCGGTGTATTGTGTTAACACTTCAGTAATGCCAGCAACTGGTGCACCTTCCTCTATGGTACCATTACCAATGTATAACTTACGTGTATCCACACTCCATCCAAGCTCTGCGCCTGCAAGTTGTGGTAAGTCTTGATTAAGACCTCGTCTGTTTTGAATTCTACTTATTTGGGTAACAGCCATCTATCAAATCCTCATTATTTTGTATTTATGCGGTTTCATAGTATAGCTCAACTCTCTTCATCCACTGCTCGCTCCAGTGGTCAAACTCATCAGCTTCTAGCACAAACTCCT